TTGCACGTTTAAGGCCATCGTTGAACTCCAAGTTCTCTAGTATGCAGACTAAGTTAACTGCATTGCCACCCTTACCGCAGGTATGGCAGAAATATAAATTGTCATAGGTATTCATCACAGCTGACCTTCGACTGTCATTGTGTAAGCAGCACCTAACTGATACTGACTTACCTTCTCTTACTTCACCACCGAAGCTAGCAACAATAGCCCCTATGGGGATTGTATTTGCATCAACGGAACCTTTGAATCCTTTGTTCTTGCGTACCCTGGACCAGTCTTGTGTTGACATACGCACCCTTTCATATTGCACTTATCGTGCTTGTGTGCGGCACGCTTTAGGTGGCCTAACTTATTCTCCGCACCGGCTTGCTGGCAGTTAGAACAGATCACGCTTGATCCGAGTTGATGTCATCGTATTCTGTTACTGCTTCTTCCTTATCAGCTTCAGCAATTGCTTCATCTAATACTGGTACGACTTCTTGTACAACTTCCGGTGCTTGACCATTCCAAGTTTCAGTACTGGTGATCTGGCCTTCTGGTGTTGGTGTCATTCTTTCTCCTTAATCCATTGCTTCAAATCTTGTATAACCCAAGCGTTCTCTATGCCCGAGTTTCGGCGCTTAACTATTACATAGTGCAGCGGTACTTCCCCTTTACCGCGTGCCTTAGAGTAATTAAGCGCCTCCACCTCGGCTTCCCGCCAGAACTCAGGCAGTGCTAGCGCCGCCCTGTTCTTTAGCTCGAGGATATAAGTCTCACCTGCTATTACACAGACAAGATCACCCTCGTCTTTGGCACCAGCTTTAGTCAGACGTTCGGCGCTTACGCCTTTATCGCGTAACCACTTCATAACATCTGTTTCAAATTTGGCGCCTTTACGGCCATTAGGGTTAGCCATCTAGCTTGACCTTATTGACCGCAAATACTTGTTGTCCATCTTCTTCATCTACACGGACAATGCCTGCCTGAATTAACAAGGAAGCAAAAGCCATAAAGTCTTTCTCTAATTTAGCAATACGATTCTTAACATAAGCCATCTCAGTCTTGGACAATGTAACTCCCTTGATAACCAACCATTGCATCTCTCCTTAGCATCCTACCAAATTGGTCTTCATCACTAATCTGGCACGCTGCATAGTTTACTAGAAGCTGTGCGTACTTAGACGCATCAGCTGTGTGTGGTCCAAAGCGATTCTTCACGGCAGCTACCTTCAATGTTGCCTGTCCTGGCTCGTACCCTAAGGTCAAAATCAGACTAGGCAATTGACTCACTTTCCCGTGAATCGCCCGACGGTGTGGTGGATTGGTCGGACTGCCGTACTCGCTTTGTTCCGATACGTGGTGCAGTACCAGTACGCACGCTTCTGTCTTGCGTGCCATATCGTGCAACTCCATCATAATTGCACGTAGTCCTGCCCACTCATTATCAGTCTCTGCTGTTACGTTCATTAGGTTATCTATTACGATCAGCTCTGGAGCCTGCCCGTATAGTTCAACGTATGCTCGTATCTCTAATTCAAGATCATCAATAGATGGTGATGAATCAAAGACCCACTTGATGTGGCTTAACTTCTCAAAGCGAGAGTCGTAGTAGTGACTGTCCTTTGCTAAGTTACCTTCAACAGAAACTTGTGAGTGACCGCTGACGTGGGCTGCTGCCCTCATCATCACGGTTGTTGTGTCAGTATCAGCTGAGAAGAAAAGCGTAGGCACCTTTGCCTTGATTGCGTAAACCAATGCGAACATTGACTTACCAGCATTAGGTGCTGCTGCAACCATACATACTTGCCCACGCCTGAACTTGATCTGCTCGGCCGCGAGGCCTGCCCATACATCCGGTAGGGGAGTAGCTCTGGTGAGCACACTGCCCCAAGCACGGGAAAGATCAAGCACGTCTATCTCCTTCAAGGAATATATTCTGTTGTCTGCGGATTTCTTTACGATCCCTCGGTGAAAGACCGCCCCACATACCCCAGGCTTCTTTCCTTAAACCCCATTCGGCGCACTCGACTTTATGGATACATCTATTACATATTGACTTAGCGAAGTTGTAATCATTGATTACCTTTAACTCGTTATCGTCAACATCTTTTTCTGCAAACCAAAAATCACCACCGACTTCGGCACAACTGGGAGCTTCAAAATCTTGCGGCCCCCGCATTTGTTATCTAATCCAGATAGTGTCGCACTTATCAAGTGCGCCCTTTGGAGTTGGACACATCCAACCCTGCCAAGGACCCTTCGCTGATACGCCTGTCTTATAGGTCATAGCGCCGTGCTTACAAGAGTTACCGGCACCTGCTGGTGCTGAAGTAACTGCTGGTGCTGCTACTGGAGTAGCGTTGAACTGTGCTGCTACTGAAGCAACTGTTGGCGCAGCAGCTGGTGCTGATCCTTGTGATAGTTCTTTACCAGTAGTAATAATGTTCAGTGCGTTCATTGAAATATCAGCAAGTCCTGCTTCTAGTTCACGCACATCAGATGCGTAAAGATTGATAAGTGTTCCATCAGCTAACTTGTAGTTGACTTGGAACTTTGTTCCTTCTGTAGCCATTTAGTTACCTCCAACTTGTTTAACAGATAAACGCTGACTCTCAGCGCTTACCTTCTTAGGTACGAAACCTAATAGTTTTTCTACCTCGCTACTATCAACGGTCTCACGACCTTTAATAGTTGACCAACTTACTTCGATACCACTTTGCGTAGTACCTAGTAAACCTACAAAGGATTCTTTCAGAGAATCTTGTTGCTTCTCTAGCTCCTTTATTGCTTGCCCTAACTGTAAGTACAGCAGTGCGTTCTTGTCAACCTCCGCATCATCAATGATTACATCACTGACTGCGGTACGTTCTTTTTTTAGACCATCGCATCCCATCTCACCAGATGCGTCATAGAACTGGCAGTAATGCTGGCAGTAACTAGCATCCTTTTCCGGTGCTGGGAGTTCCTTTGATTCCTTAACAGTTGCGAGCCAACCGAGTGCCTCTAGTGCTACAGATTCGTCATAGGTTTCTGTGTGAACCTTGACATCTCTTTCATCACCGTCCCGAGCAATCGCTACTAGCGATACTCGGTTGACTTCGTAACCGTTTTTGGATAGGAGGTATCCATAGAGCTGTACCTGCCAGCGTTGTTGTTTCGATGGGAAGTAACCAAGGTTCTTAATCTTGGAAGTTTTCCAGTCAATCACATCGCCGGTTTCTGGTACAAATAAATCTACGTGCGCTTTCATTCCTTCGTATTCAACTTCAGCTTCGATCATTAACTTATCGTTGCCAGCTAGCGCCTTCTCGATCTCTGCGTGGATAGCAGTACCCATAATGGCAGCGAGCTTTAGTTGATTATCATTTGTTTCTGGTTGTTCGTTTAGCCGGTACCAAACTCTACGACGGCAACCACCAACTTCTGATGGGCCGATCTGTACTTGTGTTGAACGAGACTTCTTAGCATCAGCAGCGCGAAGCGCTGTTAATAGTAGATCCTTTGGATCAGTAAATGCGCTCAACTGAAGTGCCCCTTACTAGGTTAGCTGCTTGGAATAAACCCTTACAGTAGTCGCACTCGTGGCATCCATCAACACAAGTATAAGATTCTATATCTTGTGCAAGTGATTCACGTAAAGCCATTTCATTAAATGAGTTAATGCCAGCGGCCTTGTAACCCATCTCTAGCGCTTCTTTAAGCGCGTACTCCGTAGTCTTTTCCATCGCTACCTCCTATAGCTTTTCTTGTACCACCAACTGTAAAGGCTTACCAGTATTGGAGTCAAGGACTGAAGCTATCTCAACAGCACGACGGGCGTGTCGCTTGGCGTAATCTAACTCCATATTAGGTTTGCGGATTGAATACAGGTAGCCAAGAGCAAGCTGCCCACCACTACCAATGCCATAAGTTCCGTGATCTGTTTGGAAAAAAGAGAGATCACAAGCAACCCTAAAGATGTTACCGTTAAAAGCAAAGAGATAATCGAAGCCGCCATCTTTGTCCACCTTGTTCCATTCGTAGTTGTTTTCGTTAAAGGCCGTGATGATACTAGGTATCACCTTGGCACCCATATAGGTTACTGGGTTCTCACCGCGATAGGCAGGTGGTTTCCAGTTGTAAGAAAGAATATCTCCTGGGCGTATATCGCCGGAAATGCCTATTAGAAACTTTCCCACCTCGACGATCTTGGGTGTACTGGTAGAGATACTTACTAGGTTGTCCTCTGTGATCTGCGAGTCAGCGCAGAGCACGGCGTAATAGTCCGTTTGTATAGCTGAGATCGTAGTCATACTGGAATTGTACTAGATCTCGGCGTGTCTTACCAGAGACACGCTACTGGTTTGGCTACAATATGAGCCGTGAGGCGAATTAAACAGGGTGTGCGGCCCCTTGCGGGCCGCGACAGGGGTACTACAGGGCTACTGCGCTGGCTCCGTCTACCAACCCTGTCAAGAAACTCTGACAGTTTACCAGAGAAGTTTGGTTCAGATCTCCGAGAGCTAGGTCCAGTACACGTCTGTCCCTGTGGCTCCCAAGTCTTTAGCATTATGGCCTCCTTTGAGGACAACGAAATGGTCTGGTATTTTCTTGACGGAACCTGTGTTAGCTGTGGTAATCTAGTAACAGTTCCGTGTCCTGCCGATACGGAATAGGGAGCCATCTCCTGATTGAGTGCTGATCCTGGGTACGATGTTAAACTGCCCAACTTTTTGACATAAAAAAAGAAGCCCCCCACCCCGTAGGGTGGAGGGCCTTTGCCTCGCGTTGCTATGGGTTACTTAGACCCACGACCAAACTCTGTGGCTTTTGGATCTAATGCTTTTAGCAGTGGACCTGCGATAGCAGCGATACCAGCTGATGCTAGTGCCTTTGGATCTGTCACTCCGGCAAGCCATAGAGCGATTACTGAGGCGATACCAGCACGTAAATATGTGGCAGCCATTGCTTTCATTTTCTTATCCATTAGTTCTCCTTCTGAGATGGGACGTCCTTCTTCTTAGGTAAAGGTTTAGAAACCTTAGCCTTTACCTTAGAAATCACCGATAGCTCCCCTAACCAGGGGAACCAAGGTGAAGTATCGTGACCGTACTTTTCGTTGATAGAAATATGCAGATGCTTATTGTGTTTGTTGCTACCGGTATAAACCCGATCACCTTCATCAGCTCTATCCTTAGACCAGATCTTGCCTTGGAAGATCAAGTACTTAACGCGCTTGTCTGCCTTTAGGTACTGGAAGATCCTCTTGCAATCAATGCCACCTAGTACATCGTGGGTTAGATCCACTGCGTATCCAGTATTGTGATCGCTGTTAGGGCTAGCAGCTATGTGTGCCTTGCTAGGTAGCAGTCCGTCGCTAGCTTTCTTCCGCTTCGGACAGTGTGCTGTTGCTTGTCGCAGGACAGCAATAGCGGCAGGTGTGGCTCGTTTGGCAATCATCGCAGATGTCACTCATTTCTTTTGTATCATCATCTGATATAGGATTTCTACTTTTTCTTCCAGTCTAATGACGGAGTCTTTTAGGCTTGAGCCAGAATTGGGTTTCAGCTCTGCTAGGTAATGCTTAACTAACCAGCGCACAGCGCCAGCAAAGCCACCAATAATCGTACATACTGCAATAGCTACTGCTGCATAGTCTTGTGCTTGCATCACACGCTCCGGATTGTGACTAGGAGTAGTCCACCGAATCCGGTGAACCGCTTATCGGTAGGGGTTTTATTGATGAAGTCCATCTCCTCGATGAGTCCAATATAAGACTCACCAGTTCTGAAGTCTTCGACTCTGATGGTATCGCCAAGGTTTTCTACTGATTCTAATTGCGCCATACGCGCATAGGCAGATCCTTCATATCCAACTTCATTGTTGAACTTATCCATCTCGTGGTCGTAACACATTACTGGGTACTGGATCAAGCGCTGACGTGGAATAGCTGGCAGCGCCTTGACTTGATAACCAGTAAACAGTGGCCCCTTAGTAGAGTCCAAAGCTGAACGGTACATAGTGAATCTAAAGCCAAGGTACTGTTGCGCACCTACTGGGTAGTTAACGTTAACTTCAGGGACTACGTCTCCTTGGCTAAAAGTACCAATGTTGTAAACAGTGCCATCGGCTGTAATAGAATCCATATCAAAGGCACCATTGCTAGTATCAATGCGTGGTTGGATTAACTTAAAGATCTTATTCTCAAGTGTGTTGTAACGAATGTAACCAGTACGCATAAAGCCACTGGCTAATAGTGTTGTTGCTGACTCAATATAGATAGTTCCATCGCTACCATTACCAGCGTTACAGAACGATAATCGGTTAGTGTCACCGATAAAAGCGCAAGCTGTTGTACTGGTACCTAATGTGTCTGCTGGGTTATATAGATCCCAAGCATAGGCAAATATCAATGGAGCAATCTCGGTACCAAGGTTGATACGGGTAACACCTACCTGACCATCAACACCAGTTGCTGCCCAGATATATTTATCACGGAAAGCAAAGTCATAGACAGGTTGTGTGGTTTCAAATAGCAGTGGGCCATAGGCAATAGATCCATCTTGATCTGATACCTGCGCTACGCGCATACCAAGGCTTGTTCCGATAGCCATATAGCCTAGGTAGTAAGAGATCTTAAAGGTGGTTTCACCTACTGGTAGTTCTGCTGCTGTGATAGCACTGGTCAACGTAGGCATAGCACCGGTAGTGGTATCAAGTGTGAACTTGTAGATATTAGATTGGATACCGCTATAGCCTGATACGTAGATAGCAGTACCAGATGAAGTTACGCTGGTAAAGATATGATCTTGGTCTTGGTGTGAATAGACCGCAGTAGGCATAGATGCCTGATTAGTTGGGAACTCATAGATCTTATCGTTAACGCACATAATGATACGTTCTTTGGTGTATTCCATTACCGCGTTAGTCACCGTAATACTTGGTGAAGTAAACATTACTGTTGGTGCAGTTGCGCTAGTAGCAGTTAGAATCTTCTTGTTAACTTCTAACTTGCCAGATACTGTGTCGTTAGTAACCCAGTAGGCGTATACGCCATCATCACATAGGGCATAGACAGGATCATCGGTACTTGAGTTGTAATCAATGAAGTGAGTTACGGTTCCATCAGCTGCGATCTTATCTACATCGTATTCATCTACTAGCAAAATTCCTTGAGTACCGCTCCAAGTAATCGAACGCATAAACTGCCAAGGACGCTTGTTGCTACGGATACCACCAGTAACAATATGGGTATTAGTACAAGCCTTTAGTAGCGTTGCTTGTCCCTTAGTCCATACATCTAAACCTTTAGAGTTTGTGTACTGGAAGCGCAGCGATTCATCCTGAGCTGGCTCAAAGAACTTAATGCCTTGACCATTGTGAAATGATGACTGAGAACGCAACCACCAACCAGTAAGCGTCTGCTCACCTGGTTCACGGCTCTGGTCAATCTGTTGCTTACGGTACTGCGCCGTTACACGGCGATAGGGTGAGTCATCTAATGGGCTAATAAAGAATGGCAGACCGGCGATAGCAATATCGTAGGAGTAGCCAGTAGCTGTGTAGTTAGTAGATCCTGCTGGGTTTGACAGTACATAACTTAAACCCTCGGTAATATCATCGCCATAAGCCATTAGAAGGTTACGCTCCCGCTTCCAGTCCAAGTGTAATAATGGTAACCACCACTATTAGAATATGATGCTCCGCTTTGTGAAGTTGCTTGTCCAAATGATGAAGATGAATAACGGATCTGTACTATTCCGCTACCACCAGTACTGATATTTCCACCGCCGCGTGGAGCACCGCCGCCTCCGCCACCGCCAGTGTTAGCAGCACCGCCAGTAGAGTCACCAGCAGAACCAAATCCTCGACCTCCGCCTGAGCTACCTGTACCGCCAGCAAAAGCAGCGCTTTGCGCAATACCACCGCCACCGCCAGCGCCGGTTACTGCAAGCGCTGTTGAGCCTGCGCCACCATTGCCACCGTTGCCGCTTGCACCGTTAGAACCTGCGGCACCTTTGCCGCCGCCACCACCGCCACCATCAGAGCCGCCAGGTGTTGGTCCTGAACCGCCATTATTTCCTTCGCCACTAACTCCTGTTCCTCCAGCGCCTCCAACAGCACCGTTGGTGTAGCCGCCGCCGCCAGAACCACCATTACTGCCAGTAGTAGTTGCAGCACCTGCACCACCACCGGTGGTTGATACTCCGCCAAAGCTAGAGCCAGAACCATTAGTTCCGGTCGCGCCACCTGCACCAATTGAAACAGTTATGGTTCCGCTAACTGAAGCAGTACCAGATTTCATACCACCAGCACCGCCACCGCCGTTGCTACCGCCACCACCACCTGCAATAACTACGTACTCAACAGAAGAAGGTTGAGGTAACGGAGATGTAGCAGAGTTGGAAACAGCTGAGTATGCGCCAGTTCCTGCTTCGTTAACCGCAGCAATCTGGAATGTATAAGCAGTGTTAGAAGCAAAAGAACCAGTTACGGTTAATGGAGATGTAGTTCCAGAAACACTCAAGCTAATTGAAGGTGAAGATGTAGCTACATAAGAAGTAATAGGTGTTGCGCTATAGCCCGCTGTAAAAGGAATCGAAACAGTTGTCGCATTTGTAAACGTAACTGTTCCAATACTAGGGGCTTCAGGTACACCTTTTTTAGCAGAGGCAAGGATCCCTAGTATCGGCATTAGGAAATATCACCTACTGCGTACCAGAGATCAGTTCCGGCTTTAATCAAAGTCATTGCTGAGTAACGAGTACGAGTCTTAGGAGTAGCGGCTGTGCCGCCAGTAGACAAGATAGTAGTTGTACCAGAGTTTGCGGCCTGTACTGTTACTTGTCCTGTGCCGATTTGAATTATGTTGATCTGAGTTCCGATAGCAAACGCAGTTGTTGCGTTAGTTGGAATCGAATAAGTTTGTGCTGATGAGTTGTTTGCTGTAATCAAGTTAGCCGCATCTGCTGCTAAGACTGTATATGTAGTACCAGTCTGAGCGTTAATACCTAACGTAATGATCGGAGCAGTTAAAGTCTTATTGGTTAGAGTCTGCACACCGGTAAGGGTTACATCTCCAGCAGCGCCACCAGCTGGCGCCCATTTAACTCCAGTAGCAGTAGTTGAGTCTGCGGTAAGTATGTAATCATTGGCACCTACACCTTGACGAGCAACTACGCCACTTGCTGTTCCTACGATCAAGTCACCCTTAGCGGTGACTGTTGACTTAGGCACTGCGCCATCAGCTGTTGCAGTCCCTGTAGTAAAGAAGGTTGCGTCATCGCCAGTAAAGACGTGCTTGACTGTAGCACCAGCAGTATGAGCGATACCAGAAGTACCGGCTTTAGCACGAACAACTGTTAGCGTATCTCCCGATACGTTAGTTACCCAGACTACTTCTTCATTCTGTGTATCTACATCTAGTGCGATACCAAAGGAATCTACGTTACCAGCAGCCAGTGTTACGCCACCCATAAGAGAGGCGCCTGTACCAGCCGCTACAACGATGCTTGTAGCACTGCTGTTAATACCAGCAGATAGCGTAGTTGAGACGCTAGTTGATGAGAATTTTCTGGTCATTGGCCTGCCTTACTTTGTGTAGTGGAGTCGAATTGGGAACTTGTCTGACAACTTCAGCGACTCATCTTGTAAGCGCTGTTGATATAGAGCATAGATATAACGAGAGTTAGAAGAACCAGCAGCTCCTGGTACTTTGCTATCAGCAAGATCTGATTCAGCAGAAGTAAGGTTAATGCGACCTGGATCAATGAATGAAAGCAGACGATAGGCTGCGCCGTAGACAACTACATCGCGGCAAGATGCTGGTAGACCAGTAACCGCTGTAAAGTCATCAGTTCCGCTAGTCATTGTCTGAGGTGTAGCGGCATACCAAACCTGAATAGTTCTACCAGGTTGTACGTTCTCATAAATGTTAATTGTCTTTTGAGTATTAAAGGTAGCAACGTTAGCCATTAGGTCTTGGCGCCAACGGTTGATAGGTAGCCACTCACGGCTAGAACCCGTTGTCTGCCAAGACATATAGAGCACATTCTCTGCATCATCTGGTAGCGGGTATGTAGTCTGAGATGCGTTAAAGGTAAAGGTAGTTGAGTAGATTGCCCAGAGTTTAGGATACAAGGATCCGATAGTGTCGTTGATCGCTTGTTTAATGTTTGTGCGTGGGAATGTAGGAGTCAATACCACTTGAGCATTAGTCGAGTGAGGCGCAGGAGATGTGCCTTGATAACCACGACCAAAGCCTGGAGCTGCGTTCATTGTATTGTTCTGCTTATCAAAGTTATCTACCCAGATAAGTTCATCATCAATTTCGATGATGCCCTTGGCTAAGTTACTAGATGAACCGATTTGAATTGCTGTATCAGTAGTGCTGATTGCGCTGGTCAGATAAGAGATTCTATCTTGGCGCAAGGTATAGCCGGCTAGCGAAGAACGAACTTCGCTAATCATATCGTTAAGTGTTGCCATCTAGTTTCTCCTTATAGAACGCTAGGTTATTTACCAGTCGCTCATCATCTGGGCTTATCTCTACTGCTTGCTTTCCGTACTCATATGCTGTCTTCCAGTCACCCAGTTGCCAGCTACTTATTGCTATAAGGTCGTAAGGCATATGGCCCCACGCCCAATGTTCTGATAAGAAGTTAAGTGACTTCTTGGTTATCTCTAGCGCTTTCTGAGATACCAGTAAACACTCGTCCCACTTCTGGGTTCGGTAGTAATAGTTTGCTAACGCAAGAACAGACTCACGACTACCGTATTCTTCGGTAGATCGGATCAGATATTCTTCTTCCATCTTTGGATCGCACTTACTCATTAAGCGAAGCGCATATCCGCGTTCCTCTGGGAACTTACTAATATCTAAGTAACCCTTTAGTATACGTAGAGAGTCTTCAAACTTACCTTTGTAAAAGTATTCTCGACCTAGGTAGTAAAGGTTTCTACTATTAGGATCTTCAGCTACTGCCATCTCTAACATTGGTAGATACTGGCCACGTGACTTCTCATTATCAGGCAAGTGGTGAACCTGAAAGTCGTAAGTCTTCTTTGTTTCTTCTATGCCGTATGGATCTGGTACTTCGTGGATCGGATACTTCCATCTGTAACCCTTACGGGCGTGGACTCTAAAGCCTGTCATTTCCTCAGATGGCTTGCCATCCTCAGTCCAAGCGTAGATAAATCTATAACCTGGTCTAGTAATTCCGTCAGCGTGAGCCTTCTCTAATTCCTCACGCCAACCCTCAACCATTACTTCATCCATATCTAACGATATGCAGTAGTCAATATCTAGCGGCAGTGCCGTGAGAGATGCGTTCCTTGCATCATCGAACCTAAATGGTGAAAGCCCAACTTGTATGACATTGATACCCAAAGCGGTAGCTCTGGCAACTGTGTCATCTGTTGATCCGGTATCGGCAATGAGGTGGTAATCAGCACCTCGACTTGACTCATACCAGCGTTCAACGTGTTTGCTCTCATTCAGTGCGATTGTGTATATGGCAACTTTCAAAAGTCATCTACCTCTCGTTCTCGTAAATCTGAGTATGAGGGGAATTGTGTTACTAGGTTAGGCTGTGTGATGTAGGCATTTGTTTCAGCGGCTAGAACTCTGTAACAAACATCTACAAAGCCATCCCACTCCAGTTGTTTCTCAATAAAGAAATCAACCTTATTAGGATTAACACAGTAGGCTTGCGTACCAGTACTAACAACTTGCTTATGCCAGTGGTTGTTAAAGCGTTCTAACTTGCCAGTGTGTTTATCTACTAGCGCTCCGAGATAGAATATGTCCCAGTTCCAAGGTAGCGTTTGGATTACCCGTGAAAACTTCTCATTGAATCCATCTACGAAGTTAGCATCATCTTCAAGGATCAAAACCTTTTGTCCGTTTTGTCCTTTAAGCACTTCAACGTGACTTAACTTGCCAGCTAGTACCGGACTGATACCACGCTCTTTGCCATCTATTGCTGAAAATCTTTCGTACTGGATTCCTAGTTTATCTAACTGAGGACTTAGTATCTCCATACGATCTGGCCTGCGATCAAGGTTTATTACTACAACCCGATCAAAGTATTCATTCACCTTCATAGGTGAAGTCTATACTAAGCTTCTAGCACTACAGGGTTATGCAATTCGTTGGCGCAAGTCCACTGACAAGTTTCCTCATCTAGTACTGCTTCATCGTGGCACTTAGGCATAATGAAAGCATCTCTTGCTTGGTCGTAGGTATAACCAATACCAGCAAAGTTTTTACGAATAGTTCCGTTATAGCTTGTCTTTACCCAAGTTCCACCAAGATTATCTACAAACCATTGATAGCCTTCATCTCCGTTGGGATCATTATTATCCCCAACCAAAACACGGGTAACGATATTGTTTGAATCTATTTCTGCAAAATGTGACATTCTTTATCCTCCTACTTGAGATCGTGTGTATCGAACAATTACAATTCCTGAACCGCCAGATCTTCCTGCAAAAGCAGGGTCAGAGCCACCAGCACCGCCACCAGTATTAGCAGTTCCATTAACACCAGCAGCGTTTAGACCACCAGCACCACCGCCGCCGTTGCCTGCAACTCCGCCAGTGCTTGTAGTTCCGTCACAAGCACCACCGCCGCCGCCTGCATACCAATAAGTTCCGCTTATATTTTGACCAGTAGATGTTGCACTTCCCCAAGAAGAATATGTTGAAACACCATTGCCACCACTTCCTCCAAAATCTGCGTTCGTGCCAAAACTAGTACCTGAACCACCAACAGCACCCGCACCGCCACCTCCTGAACCGCCAGCCCAAGAAGTTCCAATTGTGGTTCCACCATTATTGCCTTGTCCTGCCGTTCCAGCGCCGCCACTAGAGATCATATCTCTTGCGCCACCGCCTCCAGAACCGCCAGTGCCTGCTGTTGTTGAAGTTCCTGAACCAAAACCTCCACCAACTGCTGCTGTTAGTGACAAACTTCCACCAGTCAAGTTTGAGTTTGTTCCATTTGTTCCGTTTGAATTTCCAATGGCACCGCCAGAACCTCCTGCGCCAACTGTTACCGTGTAAGTATTGGTTGATAAAGAATTGGAAGCCCAATAAAGCAAGCCACCTGCACCACCACCGCCAGAATTACCTCCAGCACCACCACCGCCAGCAATAACTAAAATGTCGCAAGTTAATGTGTTGTTAGTAATTGCTAATGTTCCACTGGTAGTAAATGTTCTGTAATAGTAAGTTGCATCCGAAGCCAATGTTCCACCAGATACAACTGGCACTACTGTTGATCCAGCCGCTACCCAAGCATTAGTAACAGTTTGATAGTTTAGTAGTTGAGCAAGCGAAGTGTCATAATATAACTGACCTTGAGTTGGAGATGACGGTCTATTGGCGGTAGTACCAGAGGTAACTATAAATTTTGATAGATCTCTAGCTCTTGTCATTAGTTCACCTTTAATCTGTTAATAGAAATCATATTGAATACCGTACAATTACAATTCCTGAACCACCATTGCCGCCAGAGCCTTGTGGAAAATTTCCACCACCGCCGCCACCGCCACCTGTATTAGCAGTTCCAGCGACACCATTTTGTCCTTGATCTCCACCTTTACCACCACCGCCTAAGCCACCAGCACTTCCAGGTCTATTTCCTGTAGCTGAATCTCCAGCAGAACCACCGCCACCAGCGAAGTAATAAGTACCGCTACTAAGTTGCCCCATTCCGGTTGTTACTCCACCGCTTATTGCGGTTGAGGAACCAATACCACCAGCACCAGGCCCAGCAGTTGTCGCAGTACCGCCAACTGCTCCAGCACCGCCGCCACCGCCAGAGTTGTTATATGGATTTCCACCTAACGAAGTACCGCCGTTATTTCCTTGTGATGGAGATGTTGGGGGAGTATTACCAGCGCCGCCGTTATACGTAGCCTGTCCATATCCACCACCACCAGAACCGCCGTTGGCGCCAGTACTGATATTAGCACCGCCGCCACCACCTGCAGAAGTGATAGTTGAAAAAACAGAATCCGAACCATTTGCGCCGCCAGTACCAGAATAGGAAATTTGTCCAGCGCCACCAGCACCAACAGTTATTGTAATATTAGATGAAATAGACAATGCAGTCGCGGTTCTAAATCCACCTGCACCACCGCCTGCTGCTCTGTCATAACCACCGCCACCAGCACCTGCTACAACTAGCACGTCGCAAGAAAGAGTGCCACCGCTTACACCTAAAGTGCCACTACTTGTAAATACGCGATAATTAAAACCGCCTGCAGTATAAAGAGTTCCACCAGTTACTGTTCCAGTAAAATCATTAGATGCCGACATTTTAGTATAACGGTTTAACGCTTTGAATCCGCCTGCGTTAGATGCTTTGTAAATATATGGCATTAGGAAATTTCCACTCCTGAAATATGGAAGTTAATTGTTGTAGCTGAAGCACCGCCTTGAATGGTATTTGTAGCAACTAAAACTTGTTTTACTGGAATCACTGTTGAATCATTGGCGCTAACAGTTACTGTGGTTGCTAATGAAGTACCAGCAAGTGCCAATGTAAAAGTACCTGCTGAAGCAGCTGTGTTAACAACAACAATGTCAGTTACAATAGTGGTAGTTGCACTAGGAACTGTATAAAGAGTAGTTGTTGTCGTGGTAGTTGCTGCTCCACGAAATAAAACTTTTGCTGTATTTGGCATTAGATTAACGCTCCTGTTATTGTTAATACATCGTTGTTGTTAAATAAGTTATTTATCTGTGCTTGTGTATAGGTATCTACTACTGTAAAAGTTCCATAAGCAATTACCGCTAATGAATCACCGGCTATTGCTCCGCTTGCTAGAACGATAGAAGTACCAGTACTAGCTGTGTAGTCGCTAGTACGTACCAGAAGCACACCGTTTAGATATACCTGTTCAGCTCCTACTGTGTAAGAAAGAGTTAGCAAGTTTAGATCTGCGCCAGAAAATGTTGTCTGGCCAGCGGTAGCGGTATAAACATAAGTAATTGCAGCAGCGGCTCCTGCGCTACCTGTTGGACCTGTTGCACCGGTTGCTCCATTAGCGCCATCGGCACCTGTCGGACCTGTCGGTCCTGTTACTCCAGCGGTACCAGTAGGACCTGTTGGTCCTGGAACTGTTGAATCAGCGCCCGTAGGTCCTGTTGCACCTGTAGCACCTGTTGCACCAGTTGGACCTGTAGGTCCTGGCACTGTGCTGTCTGCTCCAGTGGGTCCTGTAGCCCCTGTGGGGCCTGTAGCGCCCGTTGCACCTGTTAGTCCTGTGTCACCTGTAGGTCCTGTCGGCCCCGTGGCTCCTGTAGCGCCTGTAGATCCAGTCGCTCCTGTAACGCCCGTGCTGCCCGTAGCGCCTGTGCTGCCTGTGGCGCCAGTTGCGCCTGTTGGTCCAGCATCACCTGTTGGACCCGTAGGTCCAGTAGATCCTGTAAGTCCAGTTGAGCCAGTCGCACCTGTTGCACCAGTTGCTCCAGTCGAGCCTGTAGCTCCTGTTGCGCCTGTAAGACCAGTTGATCCTGTCGGACCTGTCGGCCCAGTAACGCCTGTCGCACCAGTACTACCAGTAACACCAGTAGGGCCAGTGGCACCAGTTGGACCAGTTGCTCCTGTAGAACCTGTTGCACCTGTACCTCCTGTTGATCCTGTTGGACCTGTAGAACCTGTTGGACCAGTTACACCTTGACCGCCTTGCGGTCCTTGGTCAGCAGCAAATGTAACAGATACTTGTGGGGTAATGGATTCAACAACAATAATTGTTTCGCTCATACTGTTACCCCTGGAGTCACTGTGAATTGGCCTTCTAAATATCTTGTAATTGTTCCACCTGAATTAAGTACTAGGTCATAGACATAGCGACCTGGAGTAATGTTGGTAATAGATGATGGAAAGTTTACGGTTACTCGACCTTCAATAGCCGTAGTAAATGTCATATAGCCATTGGCTATGGTGGCAATCAAAGTTGTTGTACTAGACCCAGTAAACGGGCGCACGGTCATCGTGCCGGTGTAGCCTGTTAGATTCAACGGTGTATCGTCATTTTTAATTTGAATCCGAAAGTTAAATGTAGTTGCTTGTTCTAAGACAAGGTTAAATGTCGCACTCAAGATGTGAGTCCTTGGAGAGCTGCGTTAGCAGTAAGACCAGTAGTGCCAGCGATGTAATTACATACACCGTTATAGTCCAGATGCTGCCACGCAGGAGTCGTGATCCCCGCAATGTCATTGAGAATACCTACCGTATCTGTGTGTTGAGTTGTAACTCCACGAGCAGTTGCCCAGTTCTTTGCGGCCTTTGCTTCATCAACATATGTGGAGATGGGAGGATAGGTGCCACCATTGGCTAGCCTGTTTAGTTCAGCTACTAGAGTTGATCCTGGAGTTCCTGTTGGCACCTATCTACCTCTTTCTACCATTTAACTTTATCGGCCCAATATGCCGCAGACATTTTGCCTCTGGCTATATTCTTAGCGTGACGTGCTTTGAATGATGCTTGGCGTGCAGTTGGCTTCTTATCGCCAATTACACCTTGCTGTCCAAAGCGAATTGTTTTTACTTGATCGCCCTCTTTAGCCACAACAACGTGTGACTTAGTTGGGTGTGATGGTGTTTTCTTAGGCCTGTTAAAGCCTTCAACACCTGCTCGCACTAGGCGAGGATCTTTCTTACTTGGCACTTTTCTTAGCGACCTTTTTCTTTATTTTCTTTTTCTTAGCCATACCTGCTTCGCTCATTGCGATAGCTACGGCTTGTTTGCGATTAGTAACTACAGGTCCAGTACTAGATCCTGAATTTAAGGTTCCGGCTTTGAACTCTTTCATTACCTTTTCGACTTTGGCTGGCTTCTTCTTCATTAGCACTTACACATCTTGTCTGACTTACCGCACTTACGGCACTTACCTGGTTTCTTAACGGCCATTATTTCTTTCCTCCGACTCCGGTTTGTAGTGATTCGTATGTCATATACTTACGAGCATTTGGATATTGCTTGTCAGCTGCTGGATAGTAGTCTGCTTCTTCAACGTTCTTAACAAGGTCAACGCCCTCGTTCATTTCGTCCATAGGACTTTCCATATTATCTTTCATTGTTACTCCTTGTTAGTTAGTCTTTGAATCCCATTGTGTTGCCATTGAACGCTTTGCCAGCAGTATTGCTAGCAACCACCGCAGCATCAATATCTTTTTGCTTTGTTGATACTGGTTCAATTCCCTGTCTTACCGCATCGTAATAGGAACCTAGTTCCTTATCGTGGGCTTTAGCAGAT